ACTAAACTTTTTGAGGTTCTTTCCGAGTTCCTCAATGTTATCTATGATCCGCTGACGCATCCAGAGTATGGTTTCGCTCGGCGGTTCGCCGTTGGCTTCACGCTCGGCAATCCTACCCTCCAGCGCTTCAAGCTCATCGATGCTTGCCTTGGTTGCGGCCTTGTATGCGCGTTGCATACGGCTAATGGCTACGCCTTCACGCTCCAATAAGTCGTTGCGATACTTCTGCCCAGCGGCATATATCCGTGCTGTTCCGCTGTCTACTCGCTTGAGCTGATCTCCAGCTCGTACCCGTAAAAAGGGTGAGACTTGTACACTACCCCCGGAGTGCATACGTGGTCACCATCAAGGCTCTTGCCGTCTGGCTGCATTGCGTCCCGCTTGGATGTAGACCACCTGAACCCGGCATCACCGCCCCACAAGTCCCAGGCTACACGCCCCGGACTTGGGAAGCCCTCTTCACCGCTGTTGAACCCTTCGGCCTTCTTATCGACTTCATGGCGTGAAAAGAAAGAATACATCCTCAGTATCGTATCTTCGGAAAGTTGCTCTCCATTCACGATTTGGTTAGCCCGTGCCAAGCCTACCCGTGTGCCGCCGTCAAAGCCTTCCGCCTTCCAATCAAGCGCCCGTTGTGCCGCTGTCCGCATTGCTTCTGTTGGGCGGAACTTTACATCGTAAGACCGAACGGCTGCACCTTCAAAGCCACCGCCGCTTTGTACGGGGATTGCCGTTGGGTGTAGCTGCCCTTCATCTTCAGGCACGGCTTCAAGGCCTGCTATGCGCTTGGCTTCAGCCCGATCAATGATGCCAGCTTTGTAGAGTTTCTCGGCTCTTACCGCTTCCGCTTGCATATCATCGGCAAGCGCCCTGACCGTTTCAAGGTCATACATAACATAATCACCCTGCTGTGTCTCCGGGTATTCCGGTAGCAGATCAGCGGTGATAGCGTCAGCAAGTGTACGCAGAAGAGGCACCATGCCATCCTCCCATGCGGCCTGTTGCGCTCTCTCATAATTGCTATAGGTAGACCGCTCTAAGCCTGAACCAAGGCCTAAGACCATAGGGTTGATGCCAAGGGCTGAACAGATACGCTCCTCCGGTACGCGGCGTACCGAGTCAAGAGCAAGCTCGGAAGGCGTAAGGCTAACCCTATCCATCTTGTAGGCACCGGTCATAACCACGATGCCGCCGGAACCGTCCCCGGTAAGGTCTTCGTGCAGTTGGCGCTTCACCTGCCGGGCATCATCCATGCTCATGTCAACGCTGGTCTCTTTGGCATCAGGCCCGACAATCAATGAAGGCATAGCCCCGTTTGCAAGCAGTCCGTATGCGGTAGTGCTGGCCGTGTTGTCGGTTGCAATCTCCCGCAGTACAGCGGTAAGCGGCGCACGGCCAATGCGGATATCGCTAGGGTCTCTACCGTACCGGATATGGATGATGTCGCTTACCGGGATGTCAAACGAGCGGCCATCCGTGGTGTATACGTAGTGGGTTAGCGGGTTGATGCCATTACCAACCGGCCTAACCATGTCCTGCGGCAGGAACTGTAGAGCGGTAACCACACCACGGGTAGTCGAGCGAATCTTTCTCAGGTAGGTGTTGCCAAACAATTTGAAATCTTGAATAACCCAGCCCCAGAAAAGGCTACCCATAATCATCGGATCCGGTTGCGCCATGAGCTGCAATACCGGGTGGTCTTCTACCGGCTCCGCCTGTTGGCTGTCTACCGGTCGGTAGTACCTTGGCGTGGCCTGTGGGTAGTTCCTAACGTACCAGTCAATGGCTGATGCCACAACGCCGTTTAGCCCAAGGTCACCGGCTACCCTCGCCCAGTCCTTAGTGCTTCCAGGGAGCGCCCGGCGTAGCAAGGTTTGCAGCTGACCAGAGCCATAGCCGGTTAGGTAGATGTCCCTAGACTGGCTAAGTGGCAGCGGTAGTGCTTGTGTCGGGTTGGCTGCGGCTTTACGTCCGAGGAAGCGGTCAAAGATACCCATGGCTTCAGTATCCCACAGGACTAGACGGCACCCCAACTTCGCTTTGATCCGCACACCTGCCAAGCATAAGCCAGAGCATCCACCACGTCATCATGCCGCCCAACAGGGAACGATAGCAACTCATCTTCAAAGTAAGCCGGTAGGCCTTGGCAATGCATAACCTGTGATTGCTCGTACCGGGCTTCCAGAGGCGCAAAGCGGGTCACTTTGTCACGGTCTGGGCGTATCCCCCTTATCGGTAGTTTTGTGCGCCGTAGAAGCTCCTGAACGACAGCGGCTTGGTATTGCACCTGCTCGATGCCGATCATAGATGGCTTCCACTTATCGGCCATTGCCTCGATGAAGCGCAGTACAGCTGCAAAGTCTGAGCGGGTGCGGTTGATGTCTCTAACGTAGATCGTGCCATCGTCACCACGGGAGACAACAGCAACGCCTGTATAGTCTGCCTCGCTCTTAGTGCTGATTGCAAGGTCAACACCGATGTAGGTAGGTAGCCCTTCAGGGCAATCGCCGTACCGTAGCCACTCGCGCTTGATACGAGCGCCTGCGGCATCCACGAACTCCGCTAAATACTCCTGACGGAAAGCGATGCTCGGCAGAGACTCCCCCGCCTTGCCTACCTCCTCCGGATCTATCCACGGGTTAGCCGTGGTTGGCATCTGCCAGCTCATCCAGTCGGTATCAGTAGCGGCCTGATTGTAGAGGGTGCGAAAGTAGTTGGAGCCTTTAGGAGTGCTGAGAAAGAATGCATCCCCCTTGTAATCGGTTAGCGTTGGGCGGATGGCTTCCGTCCAGGCTTGTTCCAAGTGCCTAGCCATTGCCGCTTCATCGATGATGACCCGCTTGTACTTTCTGCCACGGGCAACGGTAGACGGGTCATCCAAAGTCCAGTAGTCAATAGCCGCCCCGGTTATAAGCTCGATGCGCGGTGCGGGTGTCTGCACAGCTCGCCGGATGACAGGAGCATAGATACGCTTATGGTCGTTGTATGCCTCTTCCAGCAAGCGGTAGGTAGGTGCAAACCACGCGCACGGCAAGCCGTCAATAAGCACCGGGTCACTGAGCAAGTTACCGCCCAGCGTGGTCTTACCAAAGCGTCTACCGCAAGCAAGGACGTTGTATCGCTTGGCTTCCCGCAGAATGACCTGCTGGGCTTCATGCGGCCTTGGTAAGATCAATCGAATATCAGGCAAGAGGTTTGTCCGAATACTCCACAATCACCTTCACCGGGCTACCGTCTGCGCCGGTCTGCTCTACCCTTGATGACCAGTCGGCCTTGTGCTTGCGTTCAAGCCACCACGCCGCCGCTTGCCAAGTGGTATCAGCTGCCTTCTGGATAATGGCAACATTCCGCACTTCAGCATCCGCTTCTGCCTTTTTTATAGCGTCCGCAAATTCCGACTTGTCTCGCAGCCAGTTTGCAAAAGTATCTTCTGAAATAGCCGCATAAGAGCATGAAGCACGGCGGGTGTTTCCAGCCCTGAGTGCTTGCGTTATACGTGTCACTGTTTCATCGTTGTACTTTGACGGTTTACCCGGCATTGTTCGCCTCCAGTTTGTCTAACCATTGCCATTGAATCTGTTCAGCGATACGAGCGGTCATCACAGGAGGAACAGACATCCCGATTACATACTTTGGATCAACATCCATGAAGTCATAATCTTGTGGAAATGTCCCGCAACATTTCAACTCCCTTACACTCATAAAGCGTTTATATTCAGGGATAGACATTGATGCTCCAGTACTGGCAATGATGGTATTACATACATCATTATCTCGAATAAACTTTGCACCAAATGCTGATGGTTTCCCCATCATTCTTAGGTTTACATCACCATAATCTCTATCACTTGGTAAAGCTTTATTCCAAACCGCTAAGTCTCTGGCCGTTGGATTTTGATATTGCCCATGACCTTCTTTGCGCACTTGTCCAAATGTAATAGGCTTGTCATCAAAGTGACATTTGAGCGGTGAAAGATTTAAATCAGAGCGTCGAGCAATGAAGAAAGAACGCTGCCGCTTCTGCGGAACTCCCATTGATGCCGCATTGAAAAGGAATACCTGGAGGTCGTATCCGGCTTCATTAAAAGCCGTTTGTATCTCCTTCACGTATCCTTTAGCCGCTCCCTTGAGTAGTCCGCTGACATTCTCAGCGACTGCAACTTTAGGCTGCAATCGCTTCACTAGGGCTATGTATTCAAAGAATAAATCATCAAGCCGTTGTTTTGCTTGACCTTCCCTAAACTGTTTTTCTTTGCCCCAATCTTTCTCCCGATTACCTGCAGTGCTGAATGATGAGCATGGAGGCGAACCATCAAGAATGTCGAGATTGAATAGTTCAACGGGCAAATCTTCACGCTTACGGAATACCCGGATATCTTCCAAGTAGACCATCTTAGGCTTGTGATTTTGTTTGTAGATGCGCGCCATCTGCGGATCAATCTCACAGATACCAAGCATTTCAAACCCAGCTAACTTGTAGCCCATTGTAGATCCACCGCCACAGGCAAAAGTGCTAAACACTTTGTAGCCATTGCGGGGCATGATGTAGCCGTCTGCTAGATTCCATTCATAGGGGTATTTCATTGCTCGAACTCAAAGCCACAACGCGGACAAGAAACAGCATCATCAGAAAGCAATGTGTCTGGATCTATCTCTTTGTTCGTTGCTTCGTACTCATCCATAGAGCCAGTGAGCGAACCGATCAGCGCATCAAGGTCTGCTGCACCGTACCCCGTACCTTCAAGGCCTATAGGCGTATTCGCAAGCTCAGCAAGGATGTCGGTTATCTTGGTTGTGTCATCTTGCCCGATACGTGTAGTGCGGTTGTCTACTACAAGAATCCGCAGCTCTTCTTCGGGTGTAACATCAACCCATTGAACAGGTACGGTTTCCCAGCCTAGAGCCTTTGCAGCCATAACCCTATGATTTCCCGCTAGGATGTGCTTAGTCCCCGTGTTGACAACCACAGAGCCGTACCAGCCATTGACTGCTAAGGACTTCTTGATGGCTTCGACATCGCCGTTGTTAGCGTTGCGTGGGTGATGCTTGAGCAGGTCAATAGAAACCTGCTCAATTTGGAGATTGATAACTCTACTCATCTAGATTCTTCCTTAGCTCCGCGCTGGTAGCCCAGAGCATAGCAGCCCGCATCTTTTCCTTACTGATGCCTTGGGCTTTAGCCCTTTTCTTTACATCAGCATACAGCCAGCGTGTATAGAGTTCCGACCATACCACCACGCATCCAGCCCCCACCAAAGCACCAATGGCAAAAGGTATCATTCTGTCACATCCGCTTCCTCTTGGTCTTGCAGTTTATTATGTAAATCCCATGATGCGACCGTGAGTTTTTCTTCAGCCTTGATGTCATAACTATTCCAATGTGCGTATTGAAATTCAAAAGTGACTTCGCATTTGACTTCATGATTTTGCCCAGACTTATAAATGAGCTTCCAGTTATCATCATCAACACGCTCAAGTATTAGCGTTTTATCTAAGAACGCTACACCTTGATAATCTTTAGGCTTTAACGTGTTTTGTGCGTCCATGTATTTGCGTTGCATCCACGAAAGTTGCCTTGCATACATTTCTAACGCTTCTCGTGTAACTTTATAATCGTTCATTCTTTCACCTCCCCGGTTCGCGGATCAAGTACAACTACTGCCCAGTCATTAGCAAACAAATCACCAGGGGACAGACTCAACTCTTCGAGTTGCGTTACCCGTTTCTGTGGCCCGTGAAGTTCAAAGATATTCCACACTTCGGAGTACCGCAGGAATACTTGCCCTCCCCAGTCTTGCCGCCATACGGCATTACCGCCACCAGCCATCAAGGCTTGAATCACTTCGCCGAATCTCATCTTATTATCATCCAGTCGTTTGCCATGACATCAGCACCCCGAAAGTAAGCAACCCCGGCATGATGCCGGTTCCCAGCACCGTCAAGCTTGTACATCACCATCTGACCGTGGTTGATGGCATAGTGGATTCTTGCGCCATCCCGGCAAACATACTTGCCATCCCGCATATGCACCAAGGCACCGGAGAAAGCCATACGGGCGGTGTAATGTGCTGTTACGGGTGCAAACCCTGCTACCTCGTCGGTACACATCTGCTGGTATCCAAGGCTTTGAGCGTAGGCCAGCAGCTCAGGGTCTCTTACCCACTTCTCTACGCTCTGCCGCCTAACGATGTTGTCGGCTTTAGACCATGATCCGGTGGTGGAGTAAACCTCCATCGCTTGCCGGATGCGTTCTTTCTTTTCTTCGATACTAAATGCTAGTGCCATTACTTATCTCCTTGGCATCAGTTACTACCCGGTCGGCGTACTCCCTGGAGCGTGTTACCAAGTAGGCTGCGTACCAGAGTACCTTTAGCCTGTCTTGGTCTTGTTGTCCTTTATGCTCCTGCCGTTGTAGGTATTTGAGAATGGAGCCAGACACAAAGTCCAGCCCCCAGTCTTCGATTACCGCCAGCGCGTCAAGCTTGCCGACCGTGTAGTGATTACGCACTATTCGTCAAACGGATCCGCGATGTCATCCGTTACCGGTACGGCTTTGCTTAGGGGCTTCGGTGGTGCAACCTTCACCGGCTTCACCGTTTCAACCACGTTGGTTAGCTCGCCGTTCATTTTCTGACGGGTACCAACCACTACCTGCCATGGCTTGGCTTTGAGTGCCGGGAGGTCAAGGTTGCGGTATGCGTCTTGAGTCATACGCCCGACCATGCCATCAAGCAAGAGTGTCAACTTGGCTTTATCGTTGCCATAACTGGTTTTGGTGTACTGAACAAACCGGAACGGTTGCCCATCATCATCGCCAACTTCGGTGGTTTCAAATACCCACTTAAGGTTTGGCTCCAACACGTTTGGATCGTCAAACGATTTGCTTTGTACGGCTTCAACATCTACCAATGCACAGGCGTAGATGCCTGCCTCAGCTGTACTGTACTTTTTGCCACTTCCCTCGTTGAAGGTCGTGTGCTGTGCAAAGAATCCCATAGTCAAACTCCTTGGGCTACTGCCCGGTCGTTGGCACTATTGCCACATCGTTATATACCCACTCGGTGGATATTGTCAAACACTCTTTTTCTTCTATTCTTTCTTGGCAATACCTGTACCGGCGCCTTTGCGCCAGGTACACGGTTTGCCCTTTCGTTCCCCTCACCAGCCCTCTCTTCGGGCTGGGGGGGTAGGTTCTAGGAAGGGGGGTATTTCAAAAGTGTATCTATTTATATTCTTAAGGGGATACAGTTTTTCGATACACTTTTTACCGCTTGTA